ATTTGAGCTATGATATTGTATACTGATAAATCCTTATACGTATCTTCTATAGATTCTCCAACCTGATCTGCAACATTCAATACTACCAATTGCTTCAAACGATTGATTTTGTCATTGCATCTAAACCATAAACCGGTTAAAGACAATTTAACATCATCAGCCGATTGCAATTGTGTACCTACTGCAATATTGCTAGGACCATAATTCATTTGCTTCTGACAGAACAATAAATACTGTTCTTCCATAATGCTTTTAAATTCAGTGCAAGTCTGTGGATAATTAGTTTCGCAGTATACTATTGCAGGATCTTTTGTGGTTTGCATGTTAATCTTTTTTACTTGTTAATAACTTTTTTATTTCTGCGTCGGTTTTACCGTAGTTCTTCAACAATTCAATTAGAAAATCTTTGCCTGATTGACTCATTAATAGTATATCTACGTAATCTAATGATTCACGAGTACTAACCTGATGTGATTCTGATACAAAGTCTATCAATGCTGGATTGTATTTATCTGAATTAACGCCTTTAATATACTTAGCAAACATCTTTTTCTTTGGCAGTATTTCATAATACAGTTGATATACATGCTGTTTAGACAATATACCAATAGTGTACTGCTGGAATTCATTTACCAATTCGATAAGTTCCGGCGACATGGATAGCCACCGGTTTATCATGAATGGGCTGAACGCTTTCTTATCCATATCTGACAGTTTACTCCATGGAGTCTTTTTATCAGTTAAACAAGATAAAAAATCAAATATAGACTTTGCTTTCGTTTCAGACATATTATTGTAAGATTGCGTATAATTCAGTTTCAAATACTAATAAATAATCTTTACCTTCTACATTGATAGTGGTACCAACATTAGGTCCTAACAGAACTTTATCTCCAGGCTGAACCGTGATAGGTGATTCAATAGTTCCTGGTCCTGCTGCTATTACGGTTCCTTCTCTTGCTGATTGACGAGCAGTATCTGGAATAATGATGCCACTTGCAGTTTTTTGTTTAACTGCCTGTACTTCTACAAGAACTCGATTGGCTAATGGTTTTACTTTTGTCATAACTTCTTTCGTTTTTAAATTATTACATCATTCCTTGCATAGGCATTTGCGGTGCAGCATTCTCTTCTGGTATGTCAGTTATAACACATTCAGTGGTCAATATCATACCTGCTACTGAAGCAGCATTCTCTAATGCAACTCTGGATACTTTAGTTGGGTCAATTATACCTGCTGCAATTAGATCTTCATATATATTCAATCTAGCATTGTAGCCTACATTACCAGTTGTCTCTTTGATCTTTTCTAGTACTACTGCACCTTCGACTCCTCCGTTGGAAGCAATCTGTCTTAGAGGTTCTTCAATGGCTCTGCGTATAATTTGAATACCGGTAGTTTCATCATCATTTACCCCTTTTAGAAATTCCAAAGAAGCAGCTGCTCTTACATAACCAGTACCACCACCAGGGATGATTCCTTCTTCAACAGCAGCTCTGGTAGCACTCAATGCATCATCCACTCTGTCCTTTTTCTCTTTCATCTCAACTTCTGATGCAGCACCTACATAAAGAACAGCAACACCGCCAGCTAATTTAGCTAAACGACTTTGAAGATTATCTCTATCGTAATCTGATGTAGTGTACTCAATTTGATTTTTAATTTGCTCTACTCTAGCAAGTATGTCATCCTTATCTCCAGCACCATCGACAATTGTAGTAGTATCTTTAGTTACGGTTGCTTTACCTGCTTGACCTAAGAATGAAATATCAATCTCTTCTAGTTTATGTCCAGCATCCTCAGTTACTACGGTAGCTCCTGTTAACGCAGCAATGTCCTGTAGCATTTCTTTTCTTTTATCTCCGAAGCCAGGTGCTTTAACTGCAGCTATCTTCAATGAACCTCTTAATTTGTTAACTACCAATGCAGACAATGCTTCTCCGTCTACATCTTCTGCAACTATTAATAATTGTCTGCCTGATTGAAGTACTGCCTCTAATATTGGAAGTATCTCTTTAATGGTTGATAACTTTTTATTCACTAACAAGATATATGGATTTTCCAGTATCACTTGCATTTTATCTGAATGCGTAATGAAATATGGAGATACATAACCTCTGTCAAATTGCATACCTTCAACTATTTCAACCGTAGTTTCAGTACCCTTAGCCTCTTCAACTGTAATAACACCTTCTTTTTTTACTTTTGCCATAGCCTCTGCAATTAGTTTACCAATAACACTGTCATTGTTGGCTGATATGGTAGCTACTTGTTCAATGGTATCAATACTGTTGTCTACTGGCTGTGATTGAGATTGTAAATGCTTAACCACTTCAATAACTGCTTTGTCAATACCACGTTTCAAGTCCATTGGATTGGCACCTGCTGCTACATTCTTTAAACCTGCAGTAATAATTGCTCGAGCTAATACTGTTGCTGTGGTAGTTCCGTCTCCTGCTTGATCTGCAGTTTTAGAAGCAACTTCTTTTAAGATTTGTGCACCTATATTCTCTACAGGATCCTTCAACACAATCTCTTTTGCGACTGAAACACCGTCTTTAGTTATATGAGGCGATCCAAAAGACTTATTAATAATAACATTTCTGCCTTTTGGTCCTAATGTAACTGCTACTGCGTCTGCTAATTTATCAATTCCTCTTTTCAATGCATCTCGTGCATCTAAATTAAATGTAATGTATTTTGCCATAACTCTTTTCTGTTTTTAAATTAATTATTACATAAATATATAACCTATTCCTGAAAGATCCTAATGTTTTCAATTATTTTTTTACATTAGGTAGGAACATAGCAGGTATATTGCCACAATCATCGCATCTGAAAATAGGTACGGGTACAAGTTGCTCCTGACCATTAGGAGATACAATTGCTGATACCTTTTTGAACATAATTGCTTCGCGAAATACTTTGCTTCCGCAGTTATCACATGTAACATCTTCTAAATCCTCCGCCTTAATATTAATTTTTGCTTGTGGTGGTTGTTGTTTTTGCTGATTGTTTCCGAACAATGGAATTTCATTTGACATAACTTGCCTTTCTATTTTATTTCGTTGATTATTTTAATCATTAATGCATTGATGTGCAATTCTTTGTCTACTACAAATGAATCTTGATATTGTGATTCAGCTAATGTTAGTATGATTGAAGCAATATGACCTGATGCAAATGTTTCTAACTCATCAAACAGATATCTATACAATGGAGTGAAGTCCTTAACCTTACTGTCGGCTATCAGTTGTCGAACCTTTTGAAAACAATCTTTTTTACTGGATTCGTTTACTAGTATGCCAACCAATTTTGCCATATAATTAGCTTCAACCAAACTTTGTTTATCAATTTGGATCACCCCATCAACTACCTGACGCTGACACGCATTCAGTATCCTTCTAATGTCTGGATATCCTGAATTAACTAATGTTGCTATGTCAGCTGGTTGATATTTTACATCTTCTAAATCTAATATCTGTACTACTCGTTTAGCCACATCCTTTTTACTAGGAGGTGTAATTGCAAATACTTGACATCTACTTTGAATTGGATCGATAATCTTCTCTACATAATTGCAAGTCAATATGAATCTTGTAGTTTTGCTGAAGGTCTCCATTAAATTACGGAGTGCAGCTTGAGCATTTGCAGTTAAGTAATCACTTTCATCAAGTATTACTATTTTCCATTGCTTGAATCCCATTGCACTTGCAAAGTTCTTAACCTTCTCCCTAACTGTATCCACATTGTTTTCATCTGATGCGTTTACATACATTACATCTGCATCAACATTATGAGCAATTAATTTAGCCAATGTAGTTTTACCGGTACCAGCTGTTCCATACAATAATAAATGGGGTACATCTCCATTCTTAAGATATATACCAACCTTTTCAAGTATAGTTTCATTGCCAACGTATCCTTCTAATGTAGAAGGACGGTATCTTTCAACCCAAAGTGTATGTTGTTTATTTATTTGCATTTTGTAGTTTTTTAAGTTCCTGTGTAATTAAACTGATATTAGTACTTACAGAATATAACTCACTCAGTGGGGTTGCAGCATATAGTGTATCTATATGTATCTGGGCCTGTACTAATTGGTCATATACCTCGGTAATACTTATATTATCTTTCTTTTTTGCCATTGTGTTAGACCCTTATATAATTTCTATCTTAACTAAGTAATATATTGATTCAAAGTTTTTAGACTTCATTGTAACCTTAGCTAAACCTTCTGCAGATATTTCTAAAACTCCATTCTCACAATCTTTATTAGCAACAAGGATCTCTTTCAATAATACTGAGGAGAAACATATTGGTTCAGTAAGTGGTTTGATGATGTCTGCTTCAGTTTCAATTGAGATACGAGTTGTGTTGTGCTGCGAATAGTTGATTACTAAACTAATCTTATCACCATTACCAATAACTGCAAAGTTTTCTGATTCAGATAAAGCATTTTTAGATTTAATGAATCCATCAATGATAGTTTTGGTCAATTTGATTGATACACCCATATCAGGCACATACTTCAATAGTGGCGGCTCATTGATAATGCTCAAGTCAGCCAACATAAAGGTTGCTTTGGTCAATGAGTCTTTGAGATCCAATGCATGAATCTTTTTATTTGTAATGTTGTATGTTACGGTTACATTGCTGTCAATGGCAGATAGCAATTTAACCAACTGCGATGTATCGAATATACCAATCTCACCATCAGGCAGTTCTGAATTGCTCATTGTGATACTACCTAATACATTTCCGTTTTCAGTTACAAAATTGCAACTGGTAACTTTATCCTTTGTAGTAACCTTAACTGATTTAGTATTGCTACCTAAAGCATACTTGTCAATAAAACTAGTAATTAATTGTTTTTCCATAAACACCTTATTTTTTTAATAATACATAAATATATAAACTATTTTTCAATTATCCAAAGAATTTCGAAGTATTTTTATTTAAATTCATTACTCCCCATCCCATGGAATCATATAACCCTTGCAATTTACCTAACAATGCAGATTCGAATATTTTATTCTTGTCTACATACTGCAAAAGAAATTCACTTATCTCTTCTGGATCATCAAAACCCTTTATTCCTATAGTGTCAAATCCATATGGATTCGGTTTAAGATATCCCCATTTAATTTTATCACCATTGGTCATTGGCATATGATCTACTAAATTGTTCAGCTTAAGTAAATCATTGTAGTTCAATGCAGCTTTAACATGCACCGGAGTTCCTTTGATACGCTCTCCAAACTTATTGCCAGATTTTACCCATTTATTAATATCCTTAACTCCTGTAGGTAACATGATGTTCTGAATATCAACTGCGTTCAGTCTGTCTTTAAATGCAACTACATTGTCATTGATAGTATCCTTATTAACTTTGTTTAGTATGTCTATTAAAACCGTAGTCATAAAAGATCTAAACTCTTTAGGGAAACTGCTTCTTACAACATCAATACCTTTAACATCTAGCTTAGGTTGAATATTGTTACCCTCTTCGTTAATCAATAATTGTGCATATCTTTTCTTGGCTAACCATAAACCTGATTTAGCTACAAACTCCTGCTTGATGTTGAACTTATGCGTCTTGATGTTATGAAACTTCAAACCATACATATTGTATGAGTTGTTCAAGAACTTCTGCATTTC